GAGCTGTACAACGAGGGCGGCAAGTCTTTCCTTATGACCGGCGCGAATGGCGGCAGCGTGACGCCGCTGACCTCTGGCGGTGGGGCTGGCATTCAAGCCATGGGCGGTGGCGGCGGAGCCACGCACATCAGCGTGCAAGTGACTGTCGCTAGCGATGGCAGCACCAGCGCAACGTCCAGTGATCCGTCGTATCAGCAGTTCGGCAAAGAGCTTGGTGATTTCGTTGAGCAGAAGTATCGACAGCTGCTGCGCAAGGATCTGGGTCAGGGCGGCAGCATTACCAGAGCAATCAAGGGGTGATCTATGGCAATTGAGCGATTCACCTGGCAGATCGAAAAAGGGGTCGAGGGCGATATCAGTCAGCGGGTGCGCTCCAAGCAATTTGGCGACGGCTACAGCCAATCGGTGTCAGACGGCATCAACAACAAATCGCAGTCCTGGCCGTTCAGCTACACCGGTAAGGCCGTCACGATCAAACAGATCATGGCCTTCCTCGACCGTCACGTGGGGGCGAAAGCCTTCCTCTGGGCGCCGCCACTCGGCGAGCTCGGCCTCTACAAATGCAACGGCTACAAGCCTGCGCATAAAGGCGGGGACGTTTACACCCTGACTGGCACCCTCGAACAAACCTTTCACCCATAAGGAACTGCCAAATGGCATTGATAGCGGACATCCAGAAGCTGGAGCCCGGCGGGGAAGTGCGACTCTTTGAAATTGACGGCTCGGAGTACGGTGCCGATGTGCTGCGCTTCCATGGTCACGCCATCCCGCACACGCCCGCTGAGCTGTTGGCCTACGAGGGTTCGGCAGAAGAGTTGCCGGCCAGGTCGATCTGGTGGCAGGGCAACGAGTACGCGGCCTGGCCGGTTCAGATTGAAGGCATTGGCGCCGACAGCAATGGCACCGCAACGCGGCCGACCTTCATGGCGGGCAATGTAAACGGGCGCATCACGGCGCTGTGCCTGGCCTTCGACGACTTACTGAAGTTTCAGCTGACTGTGCGCGAAACCATGACCCAGTACCTGGATGCGGTGAACTTCCCGGGCGGCAACCCGACTGCTGATCCCACTCAGGAGGCGCTGGAGATCTGGTACATCGACCAGAAAACCGGTGAGGACGGCGAGACTGTGCAGTGGGAGCTTTCATCCCCGGGCGAGATCGACAATCACGGGCTGCCCGGGCGCCAGATGACCACCTTTTGCCACTGGGCAATGACCGGTGGTTACCGCGGGCCAAACTGCGGCTACACCGGCGGGGGCAAGTTCGACGATGACGATAACCCTACCGACGACCCGAGCAAGGACGAGTGCAAGGGCGGGCTCAAGTCCTGCAAATTGCGCTTCGGCGACAACAACCAACTTCCACACGGCGGCTTCCCCGCTGTTTCCCTGATCGCCCGGAGCTGACCATGCGCAAGCACATCCTGTTGGCGGTCCAGGCACACGCGGCTGCCGAGTACCCGAAAGAGTGCTGCGGCCTGCTGCTGGCGGTTGGGCGAAAACAGCAATACTTCCCGTGCCGGAACATCGCGGCCGAGCCAGGTGAAGAGTTCCGGATCGATCCGGAGGAATACGCGGCGGCCGAGGACATCGGCGAAGTGATCGGCGTGGTGCATTCGCATCCAGATGCTACCAGCCGCCCGTCACCGCGCGACCTGGCCATGTGCGAAGCGACCGCGCTGCCGTGGCACATCCTGAGCTGGCCCGAGGGCGATTTGCGCACAGTCATGCCGTCCGGCGAAGTGCCGCTGCTGAAACGACCCTTCGTGCACGGTGCCTGGGACTGCTGGCAGGTCTGCGCCGACTGGTACAAACGAGAGTGGGGGTTAGAGTTCGAAGCCTTCAAGCGGGCCGACGGCTGGTGGGAGAACAAGGAGAACGCCAGCCTATACGAAGCGAACTACGAGGCTGCCGGCTTCTACCGGGTCGACCAGCCCCAGCGCGGTGACATGGTCGTCATGGAAGTGGGGCGCACGGTTTACCCGAATCACGCAGGGATCTTCCTCGGGGCTGATCCGGCGCTGCCCGGCGAGGATGCGGCGACCTTCGGCCCCGGGCCGTTTCTGCTGCACCACCTGTACGGCAGGCCGTCGGAGGTCATCGTTTTCGGCGGACCCTGGCTGGACCGGGCGCGCCTGATCCTCAGGCACAAGGATGCACAACCAACAACATGATGTCCCGCGACCGCGGGAGGTGATAGGCGTGGAAAAAAAAATTGAAGCACGAACTTTCGCAATAAGTGCGTTGGCAGCAAGGTTGTGTTCAACAGCTCCACCGGTGAAACACCTTCCGGTTTCGACTTTCTTTAAGAGCGAATCCGTCAAAGCTGTTCCGCTAAGGCAGCCCGAGGTTCTAGATGCCTCTGAGATGCTATTTATTGGGCTTTGTAGTGAACTCGAACCGGAAAATCATTGAGTCAAAGTCCATCGTCAGGATTCCGTTGCTCAACAACTGCATGCCCAATATCGCGTCGTACTTCCTGCCATTTTGTCTGAGTGGTGAGGAGATAAATTCAGCAGTTTGGAGGTAGTGAGAAGCTGACTCAGGAAGTTCAAAAAGAGCTGGGTACACCTTTTCTTGAGTCGTCGCTGAAGCTGAGAACACAGTAGCGGTGCGGTTACTCTGGAAACCGTTGCGCTCGGCAAACTCACTATCTAGATACACCCCATCCGCTCCGGTATCGACTAGCGCGGTTATGTTGAACCGTTTTGAGCCAGGCAGAGGGCTGAAAGGATTTGAGGGATCTGCCGGCTGAACCGAAATGTTTATGACAGGGATGATTGGGTGTCGCTCTGCGGTTTGAGTGAGTCGCTCTCCTTCTTGAAGAAAATGGATAGGAGCCCCTTTCAGCGTTGATTTTTCTCACGATTTACTCATTTTGACCTCCTAGGTCATAAGCGCGCCGAAATTGGCGCAATCCCAGTCCTTGGGCTTGCAGGCAAAGGACTGGGGGTATCCGTTGCATGAAGGCAGGAGGCTACTATCGGAGGGTGACGGGGCGTTACTGGCTTTGTATCCACGCTGGATGCCCGGACAGGATGGAGAGTGGTACAGTCCTTCATCTATAGAAGGATAAGCCATGACCCAGGAAGAACAGGAAATCGCTGATCGCGCGGTGCAATACGCGAAGGAGAACCGAACCCGAATTTCGCGAGAGCTGACATGCTTGGGTGAGTATCCAGCTGATGAGTACCCAGTTTCCGTGTTCATGGCAGGGTCTCCTGGAGCTGGGAAGACCGAGGTTTCAAAAGCCTTCATCGGCCATATGCAATCGAAGGGATCACGGGCGCTCCGGATTGACCCTGATGATTTCAGGGACTTTTTCCCGGAGTATAATGGCAAGAACTCGAGCCTTTTCCAGAGTGGCGTGACCAAGTTTGTGGAGCGAACACTGGATCAGGTGTACAAACAACGCCAATCATTCCTGCTCGACGGCACGCTTGCGAATCTGGAGGTTGGGCGAAAAAATATCGCTCGCGCCCTTGATAAAGAGAGCAGATCGGCTCAAATCATCTATGTATACCAGCGGCCTGAGTTAGCTTGGGAGTTTGTGCTGGCGAGAGAGAAGAGGGATGGACGGAACATTCCGTGTCCTGAGTTTGTCAGACAATTCTATGCTGCCAAGTCTTCTGTCTGCGCACTTAAGCGCGAATTCGAGGCCGCACTAAAGGTGGATGTGATCGTCAAGGATAACGACGGAAAAAACGATGCGATCGGCATTGACCTTTCAGCTGACGAAATTGACGGTCTCGTCAACCAGCCCTATGATCACAACGAGCTTGAACGTATTTTGAACGGAGAGACCCAATGAAAGGCGAAAAGGAGACAGGTACCTCGAAGATGACTTACGGGTCTTCGACGATGTCCGAGTTTTTCCGCCACGGGTCCGTGGAGGAAAGGCGAGCGGTGTACCACATGGCAGCTAGCGCCGCTATCGATGAGCAGAAGGATGTCATCCGCTCAGTGAAATCTGGCGAATCCAGCACTTCGAAATGCAAATAATCCCGATTCCGCGTACTCAAAGCCCAGCCCTCCCGCTGGGCTTTTTCGTTTCTGGCGGACAAGAAAAATCCCAGGCTGGTAGTAAGGTCCTACAGTAGATGAGCACGAACCTCGCCCATGCGGGGCTTTCGTGCTGGCATTTTGCCGACAGCAAAACCAGTGGTAGAGTTTCCTGACATTCAAGGGAGCTGGGTTATGCGCAAGCTTTTAGGGGCAACAGTAGTCGGATTATTAATGTCGGGTTGTGCGACGTCTTCACTGGACTATCGACCGCCCACCACCCACCCGGTCAGCAATACCAAGCAGGTAGGCGCGCCGTTTGATCAGGCTTGGGATTCCTTGGTAAGACAGTTGAGTAGCGATTTCTTTGTCATCAACAACATTGATAAAAACTCAAGATTGATAAACTTGTCGTTTACGTCAAATAAACCATCCGAGTTCGTTGATTGTGGGGTCAGCTCGCGGACGTTTGAGAATGCGCGCGGAAAACAAACGGTGGTTTATAGCACTGCCGACTCTGCAGCTTTTGCAATAGTTAACGATAAATCCATAGCGTTCAATATTGAGCGGAAAACAAAGTTGGATGGCCGCGTGAACATCTATGTTGCGCCATCCGGCTCGGGGACGTCAGTAGCCGTAAACACAAAGTATGTTGTAAACGTTCAATCCATAGCGACCGGCTTCGATGGGGCTCCTGGTGGGCGCGGGGATAATGTTTTCGACTTCTCGACTAAGCAGGGCTTTAGTTCCGCTGAGGTTAGCTGCTATGCCAAAGGCACGCTCGAAAACAGAATTCTTGAGATGGTCAACTGATCAGGGGATCGAAATGCGAATTTTGATAGGAGCGTTGGCGGTAGTGCTGCTGGCGGGGTGTATGGCGCCAACGATGAACGAGGCCAGGCAGGAAGGCCCGCGCAAAGTTTTGTACTCGAAAAAGTCTGACAAGGCTGTTGCCCAGTGCGTGCAATACGAATGGCAAAACCAGTCTCTGTTTGGGGTAACACCTGAAGCCACCCTTCAGCCTGGCCGGGATAGCGGCTATACGGTCTTCACGGCAGGCTCCGAGTACTTCGTCGACATCCAGCCAGGTGCGTCGGGCTCTGTAGGTAAGTATTACGCTGTGCTGAACAACTGGATATCTGAGAAACGACTGACCGCCCTGCAAAGCTGTCTGTAAATTGAGTCCGTATTTATGACCCGCTTCGGCGGGTTTTTTATTGCCTGGAGAAACGCATGTCCATGCTGTCGATTAACTACCAACCAATGACCACGATAAGACTGTATGGGCAGCTCCGACAGTTTGGCCGATCCTTTCGCCTCTCTGTCCGGTCGCCGGCTGAAGCCATCAAAGCCTTGTGCGTGCAGATTCCTGGCTTTGAACGGTTCCTATCCAACGCAAAATCTCGCGGGATTGAGTTCGCCGTGTTCCGCGGCAAAACGAACATCGGGGAGGAAGAGTTAGGTTTCGCCGGAGACGGCGACATACGACTCGCACCAGTCATTACAGGCAGCAAGCGAGGTGGTGCCCTACAAACCATTGTCGGCGCAGTGCTGATAGTAGCGGGCCTGGTCATTACAGGCGGCACCTTCGGCGCAGGCGCTCCGTTTGGCTCGGCCGTGATCATGATGGGGGCATCTATGGTTACTGGCGGCGTTATCCAAATGCTCAGCCCTCAACCGAAAGGCCTCAAGACCAACGCTGCGCCCGAGAACACCCCAGGCTATGCGTTCGGTAGCGCGAAAAACACCACAGCATCCGGCAACCCCGTCCCGCTCTGTTACGGCAAGCGCAGGGTAGGCGGAGCAATCATTAGCGCCGCGATTTACGCCGAAGACCAGATTTAGCCAACCATCGAACACCACAGCCGCCAATGAGGCGGTTTTTTATTGCCTGGAGGAACTCATGGGCGCAGCACAGCAGGTTGAAATCTTCGGCGCTAAGGGCGGATCGGATAAACCGAAGACTCCGACCGAGGCGCCGGATAGCCTGCGCTCGGTGGCCATGGCCAAGATCCTGATCGCAATGGGAGAGGGCGAGTTCGCCGGCAATCCAACCGCGCAGGACATCTACCTGGACAACACGCCGCTGCAAGATCCCCAGGGCAACATGAACTTCCCAAACGTGAAGTGGGAGTACCGCAACGGTTCTATTGAGCAAGGCTACATCCAAGGCATTCCGTCGGTAGAGAATGAAACTGCCCTGGGTATCGAGCTGCGCAGCGGCACGCCCTATGTGCGGGCTATCAGCAATACCGAACTGTCGGCAGTGCGCCTGCGTTTCGCCTGGCCTGCGCTGCAATCGGTTGATGCCAGCGGCAACGTGAACGGCTACCGGATCGAGTACAAGGTCGAGCTCGCCACCGACGGCGGTGTTTATCAGCAGGTGCTGAGCGAGGCAGTGGACGGCAAGACCACCAGTACCTATGAACGCACGCGGCGCATCGATTTGCCGGCAGCTACCAGTGGCTGGCTGATGCGTGTTACTCGAATCACGGCCAACCAGAACAACAACAAATTCGCCGACACCATGCAGATCGCCGGCTTCACCGAAGTCATCGACGCCAAGCTTCGGTACCCAAACACCGCGCTGCTCTACATCGAATTCTCCGCCGAGCAGTTCCGCAGTATTCCGGCGGTGACCGTTGAAACCAAGCTGAAGAAGATGTCGGTGCCGAGCAATTACAACCCGGAAACCCGGTCTTACACCGGCATCTGGGACGGCACTTTCAAGCAGGCGTGGACGGATAATGCGGCCTGGCTGACCTACGACATCACGACCTCCGACCGTTTTGGCCTAGGTCGCCGGATCAAGCCATGGATGGTCAACAAGTGGGAGTTGTACCGGATCGCTCAGTATTGCGACCAGTTGGTGCCGGATGGAAAGGGCGGGCAAGAGCCGCGCTTCATCTGCAACCTCAACCTGCAGGGCAAGGCTGACGCCTGGTCGCTGCTGCGCGACATCTCAGCGATTTATCGCGGTATGACCTTCTGGGCACAGGGGCAGTTGTTCAGCTTGTCCGACATGCCGCGCGCGACCGACTTCGACTTTGCCTACACCCGGGCGAACGTCATCGACGGCAAGTTCACTTACTCGAGCGCTTCGGAGCGCACTCGGTACAGCCGTGCCCTGATCAGCTACGACAATCCAGCGAACAACTACGACACCGACGTCACCGCTGTTTCCGACGCCAAGCTTCAGCGGCGTTACGGCGACAACCCGCTGGAAATCAGCGCGATCGGCTGCACTCGGGAGTCGGAGGCGCAGCGCCGAGGCAAGTGGGCATTGCTGACCAACGCCAAGGACCGGGCTGTCAGTTTCAAGGTGGGTCTCGATGGCCGCATCCCGCTGCCTGGCTACGTCATTCCCGTGGCCGACGAACTGCTGGCAGGGCGTGCGATCGGCGGGCGTATCACCGCAGTTTCTGGTCGCGCCATCACCCTGGACCGCGACACTCAAGCCAAGGCCGGCGACCGACTGATCCTGAACCTGCCCAATGGGAAGTGCGAAGGGCGCACCGTGCAGTCCGTGGCAGGCCGAGTGGTGACCGTCACTGTCGCGTATTCGGTGGTACCGGAGCGCGAGCTGGTATGGGCGCTCGACGCTGACGATTTGGCTGTGCCGCTATACCGGGTGACCAGCGTCTCCCGTCCCGAACCGGGCGTGTTTGAGATCTCGGCCGTTCAGTACGACCCGAGCAAGTTCGCGCACATCGACACCGGTGCCCGCCTGGAAGAGCGGCCCATCAGTGTGATTCCGATCACCGTGGTACCGGCGCCGACCAGCGTCACCCTGACCGCAAGCTCAGTGGTCTCCCAGGGCATCGCCGTCGCTACCATGACGATCACCTGGCCGGCGGTGAACGGCGCGGTCGGGTATGACGTGGAGTGGCGCAAGGACAACGGCAACTGGATCAAGCTGCAGCGCACCGGGATGACCAGTGTCGACGTGGTCGGTATCTATGCTGGCGCCTATGTGGCCCGCGTTCGTGCCGTGAGTGCTTTCGACATTTCGTCGATCTGGCGCAACTCAATCCTGACCAACCTCAAGGGCAAAGCGGGTCTGCCGCCGGCGGTGTCCTTTCTGACCGCGACATCGTTGTTATTCGGCATTGGCCTCAAGTGGGGTTTCCCGGCTGGCGCCGAGGACACCCAACGTACGGAGATCTGGTATGGCCCGGCCAACAACCTGGCCGTAGCTACAAAGCTGGCAGATCTGGCTTACCCGCAAAGCGACTACTCCATGCAAAG